GCATTAGAGCGAAAGAGTTTCCAAGCATCGGGGTCTAAAACAACTGTTTTTGCCACAACACCAGCTTTGTTTTGAATTTCGGCTGCCCAATCTTCTAAATGGTCAAGCGGCTTAACGCCGGAACTTCCCCAAGTGTTTGATCCGGTTAGAGCTTTGGTTAGGCCATCATCGCGTCCAAAGTTGACTGTCTGTGATGGATAGCCATCACCTGAAACCACAACTTTGCCAGTACGCAAAATCTCTGCCGCCATAACTTCCTCGCGGCGGTTTAAATTGTCGAGTTGGTCTTGCAAAGTCGTTGCCAACGCTCGTTCATAACGTTGCGTGGGGCTTAAACTGCCGCCGATTGCCTCGCCTGCTACCCGCTTATAGGGGATATTGACATCAAACCTGCGTTTGTCTTTAACGTATGCCGGTTTGAATGATTTGGTCTGATAGGCACCGCTGTCAACAACCTTGCCAGGGAGCAAAGGCGACACAAACGGCGAAATACGTGGTTTGCTGTCGGTCACATCAAAAAAGATTTCTTCTTTATCTGAGGTTTGAACATTCGGAAAAAATGTGTCTAATAAAAAAGACGAAGGTGTCGGCAAATTTTCAACAACTTTCGCTAAAACGTGCGTGGAAAAAATATCCATTTGTTTACCTTTCATTAATAAGTCTGATTTTGTCTTACAAAAATGCTCTTAGCGCGGAGTTTATCAATCAGCGTTTCCACGTCCACATTGGCTTTAAGAGCCGAGAGATTGAACTCGCCTGTCAAATAGACCACCGCTTTTTTATCTTCAGCAGAGGCATCAACAGTTTCTGCTAAAATGGCTTCAGGCGCAACTTTACTGATAGTCATTTTGCCATCAACACCCCCCCCAGACTTAAATCCTAAAACTGTGCCGCGTTCAAATTTGCCGCCTGAGATTGTGGCCAAAACAGCCACTCTCGGGAATTCTCCGGCCAAAAGGTTATCCGCTGTTGTCGAGCCTTGATCCGTAAATCCTTGTACTGTCATTATAACTCCTTAAATTTTAATATGATTATGTTTGTGCAAGAACAGAAAATGCTTAATGCGCCGCTGTTTTTGCGAAGGTGTAGTCAACTACATCAAACAAAAACAGCAAGCAGTAGGCGTTTTATGCCTTGCCTTTGGTTCTTTAAAATGAGAATGAAAAACAGAAATATTTGTGTTAAAAAGAACACAAATATGATCTTATTATGATTTAAGGAGTTTTACTCCCTAACAAAAGAGGCGATACGCTGAGCGACCGCCTCGGGGGTTTCATCCGTTAGTTCAATAGATGGCGAAATATCTGGGTTTTTAACTGTCGCCATCGCTTTTTCAAAGTCCGTTGTTTTGGCGGAACTTGGAATAGTGTCCAATATTTCCAAAATATCGGCAGCTTCCAAATCTGTCTTGGCCAAAAGAATTTGCGCCGTAGCTTCCTTTCCTTTGGAAATGTCGGCGGCAAAAACTTTGGCCATGCGCTCCCGTTCCGTCTGCCGAATTTCCTCGGCATTAATATTTATTGTGTCATTCATGAATGTTTTCTCCTTACTTAAGTTTGTTATAATAGCTTCAAACGAGGATAAGCCGTCTGCCAGACCGGAACGAACGGCTGATTTTCCGACCGAAACATCGCCTGCGCCAAAATTTTTCACTACATCAGCGGCGGTAATTCCACGATTGCGCGCCACTTTGGCGATAAACACCTCCGCCAACTCATCAACTCTGGCTTGAATCTTAGCTTTGCCTTCTTCGGTGTTGATATTCGGCCGTTTATTAGGACTTTGCGAGGACACAATCTCTATTGTTTTATCCTCGTCATCTTTTTCAAAAATGGAAACGACACCGATAGAACCCAAAATAGCTGTATCCGCCGCCAAAATCTTGTCACAAGCCGAGGCAATCCAATAAGCACCGGAACAACAAGCTCCTGAAGCGTACGCGATAATGGGCTTTGCGCCTCGTGCCTGATAAATCATATCAGAGAGCTCGGAACATCCGTTTACTTCGCCGCCCGGACTGTCAATATCAAGCAAAATTCCTTTAATTTGAGGTGATTGCACCGCTTTATTAAAGTCTTGCGCCAGTAATTCATAAGAGGTTGCGCCGCAAATCCGTGTCATTAAATTGGCATAACGAAACAAAGTCCCTGAGACCTTAATAACAGCAACGCCGTCTCTGATTGAGGCGGCGTTTGTGTCTTTCATATCTTTGCCCATCTCACGGGCTATGGCTTCAGGTGTTTTGCGATTTTCTCTCGCTATCTCCGCCATCGTCCCCATCATCTCGGGCGTTATCGCCCATATTGTTTTGTTGAGTATTTTCATTTATCAATCCCATTTCTTTCAATTTATTCTTTTCCCGAACCCGTTGTTCGACCACTTCTTCCCAATCCAACCCTTGCGAAGCGCACTCGTTTTCAAGGGTTGAAAGCCCAATCTCCATACGAAGTTGGCAGGCTTGTGCCTCTTTGACCGGATCAACCCAACCGCGACCCGGGCCAATCCATTTGCAACGGGTGTAAGCGTAGCGGTTTGCATAAAAATCGGGAGCATCCACCAAACCCTTGTTGACCATCTCCTCAAGCCACAGTTCATAAACAGGCGTTGCCCAATAATCTGCCAGCCATTGCCGCCGACCGTTAAAATACCGCCACGCCTCCAAAAGTGCCGACCTTGCCGAAGAGTAGTTGGTTTTGGAAAAGTCCTTTAACAGCAATTCATACGGAATATTTAATCCTGTGCCGATATGCCGAAGCAGATTCTCCACAAAACTTCCATATGCCGAATTTGGACGGGATGGTGTAAACGGCGCAACCTTGTCCCCAGGAAAGATAGGGATGATGGAGCCGCCCTCAAGCTTAACTTGCCAGTCTTTCTTGGCATTCAGGTAATCATCGCTTGAACCGCCAAACAGCTCGTTAAGTTCTTCACCACCCATTGGCGTTTCAATAAAAGCGGCAATCATTGCATTGACAATAGCGGCTTGAAGCTCTGACCGCTCATAGTGGTCAAGCATCTTAAACATCGGCATAATCGAGGACAGAATAGGTTTGCCGCGAGTTTGCCCGATGCGGTTGATGTCATGAACATGCAAAATCCGCCGTCTGCCAAAAGAGGTAAATGCCGGAACACGTTCCCATTGCAGGGCTGTCGACCAATAGTCGCCCGGATGCTCTTTTAAAATATGGTAGGCAATCGACGCGCCAAACTTGTCAATCTCGACACCACCGCGCAACGTTTTTGTATCGGTACTGTTGTTCGGATTGGAAAGTCTGTCCGGCTCAACGAGCTGAATAGAGGTCGCAACCGCACGTTCAGGCAACCATAAAACCAACGCCAACGCTTCGCCGTTAATCAGGCATGACTTGAAAATCTGTGTCGTTAATCCGTGAAAATTAAGATTTTTACCCGCGTCACAGTTAAATGTTTCCGCCCAACTCCGCCATAATCCCTCAACTTTGGCTTGCCATTCTTCCTCCCATTCTTTGGTTTTGCCCAACAGCTTATAATCAGGCTTGGCGGAT